CAGAGAACAAGCCGACTGTGCGCACAGTTGAACGCGACAAAGATGGCCGCATCTTAACAATCACTGAAAGAACGGAAGACTAATGGCTCACGGTTTATCTGCTTATCTTTGCAACTCATGGCTTGACGCGCTCGCGAACAATACTTCCTATGCGGTCGCACAGGTGTACATCAAACTTCACACAGGTGATCCAGGTGCAGCAGGTACAGCAAACGCTGCGACTGAGACGACACGCAAAGCGGCGTCATTCGGTGCAGCATCAGCGGGTGCGATTACATCTGATGCAGATATCTCGTGGACGAACATCTCAGGTTCGCAAGATGCAACACACTTCACCGCTTGGGATAGTTTGACTGCCGGCAACTTCTTGTTCTCAGGCACGATCACAGCGAACCCATACACCGCTGGTGACACATACACAATCTCATCTGGCAATCTCAGTGCGTCCTTAACCGTCGCAAGTTAGTACCGCCATGGCGGTGAAAAGATTCCTGCTCGACACGAGCCAACTCAACGACGCCACGTTCGGACTTGATGGTGTTCTTGCATTCATACTTGACTCAAGCCAACTTGACGGCACACGAGTTCTTGACGGCGGAGAGTTCCTAACCACAGCAACAGGTTCGTCATCACTCGGCGGGATATCGGCAACAGGATCAGCGACCGTCAAACACTTCGCAACTGCTTCAACATCGCTTGGCGAATTGTCGTCGTCAGGAACTGCAACTGTTAAACACATCGTCACCGCTTCAGCACCGCTGGGCGGATTGGATTCTTCAGCACAAGCCAAAGCAAAGAAGTCCGCTACTGCTTCAGCCGATCTTGGTGGACTTGACGCTTCTGCAACAACAAAAGTCTCAAAGACTGTTATCGCTTCAGCAGATCTTGGTGGACTTGATGCTTCGGCCACAACAAAAGTTGCCAAGTCTGCAATCGCTTCAGCCGATCTTGGCGGACTGGTCGCAACCGCTGACGCAACCGACACTCCACCAGTGCCGACACCAGAACCAACACCTGTTGGCGGACGACAATACGCCGCACCACGACGCAAGAAAATTGAACCACTACCAGAAGTCGAGATACCAGTCATCCAACCGAAACGACGCTACGCGGTCGCGTCAGCAACCTTGAACGGAATGCAAGCGCAAGCAGTCGGGACAATAACTTTCAGCATCTTGGACGATGATGCTGAGGTATTGTTGTTGGTCTGATGCCTTACTTCATTACCGACAAGTCACCAGATTGTTCTGGTTGGGCAACCGTCAAAGAAGATGGCGAAGTGATCGGCTGTCACACAACGAAACAAGATGCAATCGATCAGATGGTTGCGGTATCTATCGCCGAAGACATAGAACCAGGTGGCGAACGTGCGTTGCCAGATAACTATCGTCCAGCGTTAGCACCAGATGTTCCTGAAGGTCGTGCTTGCGGGAACTGTTACTTCTACGACGAAACAAATGTGCAAGGCGAAGGAGACAACCTCAAGGCTTGGTGTGAAAGATGGGATGCTTATGTTGACGGCGGATTCTATTGCAATGCTTGGCAACCACATGAAGAAGAAGATGAAGAAGATCGTCAAGTCAATCTTGAAGTTCCTGTCTACATTCGCACCGCTGCGCGTAAAGGACTCGACTACTACGGCCAAGGTCTTGCGGGTGAAGGGCTGGTCGATCGAACCGTTCGTGAGGCACGAGACTTGGCACGAGGTCAAGTCAGCGAAGACAAAGTTGTGCGAGCGAATGCGTGGGCGCAAAGACACGCAGTAGATCTTCAAGCACCAAAGAACTCTGATGCAAGCAACGACGAGTTCCCTGGTGCTGGTGCGGTTGCGCACTATCTGTGGGGAATCAATCCGTTGAATCCTCAGCCGGCAAGAAACTGGTTTGAGTCAAAGTCTGAGGCAATCAAATCTGAACGCGCACCAGCTCCGCCGAAGGATCAGATCACAGGTTCGGACAAGAATCCGAAAGGTTCAGCGAAGGCTCCTGCTGGGTCTGGCACTATCGAGTTGACTCAAGCGATTGAAGACGGTTTGAAGAACAAGGTCACTGAACACAACGACAAACTTGATGGTGCGGATCCGTCTTGGAAGCGGGCAACTGTCGGCATGTTGCGCACCGTGTTCCGTCGCGGTGCCGGTGCATACTCGACTTCGCATCGTCCAGGTGTTAGTCGGAATCAGTGGGCGTATGCGCGGGTGAACGCATACTTGTATCTTCTTCGCAACGGCCGTCCAGAGAATCCTGCGTACATCACCGACAACGATCTGCTTCCAAAAGATCATCCGCGTTCCTCTAGAACTCTGCCCGTGAATGTTGTTATGATTGACGGCATGAGCGAATCATTAGAGACACGCCGCATTCAGATCAACGACTTCGAACTACGCGAAGGACCAACAGGTGACGGAATGTCATTCACAGGTTATGCAGCAGTGTTCAACTCTGATTCTGAACCGTTGCCATTCATCGAGCGAATCGCGCAAGGTGCATTCAAAAAATCTTTGAAGAGTCGCATGCCGATCAAGATGTACATGAATCATGATTCATCAATGTTGCTTGCTTCGACAAGGTCAAAGACTTTGCGATTGCAAGAAGATTCAAAAGGTTTGCTCGTTGAAGCAGATCTTCCTGACACAACTGTTGGCCGTGACCTGTCCGTGTTGATGAAGCGTGGCGATGTTGACTCGATGTCGTTCGGCTTCTCAGTTCCGTCTGGTGGAGACAAATGGTCGGATGACGGGATGAGTCGTGAACTGCGTCAGGTGCGTTTGCATGAAGTGTCGGTCGTGACAGGCTTCCCTGCCTACACCGCAACTTCGGCTTCTGTTCGTTCACTAGACATTCTTGCCGAGCGCACAGGTGTTGACGTTGACAAACTCGCTGAAGCGATCACAGTCCTTGAAGCGGGTGGCACTCTGTCAGATGAGTCGGCTGATCTGTTGTCGGGTGCGGTCAGCAAACTTCGTGCCGAACCAGCCAAAGTTCCTTCGTCAGTGAGTTTGATGGCGAAGCATCTTGAACTGTTGAAAAACATCTAGACATCGTCTAGAGTTACGTCTGCCGGTAAGCGTTCCGCTACGGCTAGAGATTGGTAAGCGTCCCGCTACGATCGGAAGACAACTTCCTGCGCACCACAACTTAACCAATCATGGAGTAATCATGAAACAATTTATTGAACAACAAATGGCACAACGCGCAACAGCGTGGGAAGCCGCAAAGAAGATTCTTGATGTTGCAACCGCTGAGAAGCGTGACTTGTCAGCAGAAGAGACTCAGACATACGAGCGCATCAGCAAAGAACTTGATGAGCGCACAGCAACAATCGAGAAGCTCCGCGCCGATGAGGCCCGTGAACTTCGTTTGGATGCAGCAACACGCGAGATCGCAGACCAGGTTCGTCCTGTCGCTGACGCACCACGCGCAGAGCGCAACGACAACGATGTAATTCGTTCGATGGCAAAAGGCGAGATCCGTTCACACATGTTTGAAAAGCGTGACGTTGTAAAGACATCAGCAGGCGCACCAGTACCGACATCGTTCTATGACCAAGTGATCATGCTTGCTCGTACGGTTGGTCCAATGCTCCAGACTTCAACAGTCTTGAACACAGCATCAGGCGAAAACCTTCAGATTCCATCACTTGCTCAATACTCGACAGCGGCAATCGTTGGCGAAGGCACAGCAATCGCAGAATCGGATCCAGTATTCAACTCATTCATCACTTTGGGTGCATACAAGTTCTCGTTCCTCGTTCAACTCTCACGAGAGTTGGTCGAAGATTCAGGCGTGGACATCTTGCGCTTCTTGGCTGATCAGACCGGCAACGAACTCGGTGTGCGTGTCAACGCTTCACTGACAACTGGCTCAGGCTCAGGCGCACCGAAAGGTATCGTCGTTGCATCAGCTCTTGGTGTAACTGGCGCGACCGCAACTTCGGGTGCGTTCACAGCAGACAACTTGATTGACTTGGTCTACTCGGTAGACACAGCAGGTCGTCGTTTGGCTGGATCAGGCTTCCAAATGAATGCAGCATCAATCGGCAAAATGCGCAAGCTCAAGGACACGGCAGGCAACTTCGTGTTCCAACCAGCACTTAGCGCAGACGCAAATGACTTGCTTCTTGGATACCCAGTATTCGAGAACCCAGGTATGGCAGACACAGCAACAAGTGCAAAGTCGGTAATCTTCGGACACCTTCCTTCGTACTTCGTTCGCTCGGTAGGCGGCATCAAGTTGGATCGAAGCGATGACTTCGCATTCAGCACTGACCTGATTACCTTCCGCGCAACAATGCGTGTTGACGGTAACTTGCCACAAACATCACATGTCAAACACTTCATCGGT